GTGCCGCTTGAAGCGACGGCTCAGAAGAGGCCCAATTCGGGAGACCATTTCACGCCCCACCACGTATTCGCTTCGGCCGCGGCGCGAGCAGTCCAGGTAATGCCGTCCGGCGAGGTCATCACGCGGTTGGTGCCGTTACGCGACACCGAGCAGAATAGGCCGAGTTGCGGGGACCACGCGAGACCAGCCCACATGTTCGCTTCGGCCGCGGCGCGAGCAGTCCAAGTGATGCCGTCCGGCGAGGTCATCACGCGGTTGGTGCCATCTGAAGAGATGGCGCAGAACAGACCCAATTCGGGAGACCATGCGACGTTTGCCCAACTGTTAGCCTCGGCTGCGCTGCGAGCAGTCCAAGTGATGCCGTCCGGCGAAGTCATCACGCGGTTGGTGCCGCCTAAGGAAACAGCGGCAAACAGGCCCAATTCGGGAGACCATACCGCAGTCTGCCATGTATTCGTGGCGGTTGCGTTGCGGCTGATCCAAGTCGCCACCGCGCGTGCTGCTGCCGTGGCCGGGATCGCACTCCCAGTGGCACCTGTGGCACCCTGCGGACCTGTTGCACCTGTGGCACCTGTGGCACCCTGCGGACCTGTTGCACCTGTGGCACCTGTGTCGCCCTGCGGGCCTTGAGCACCCTGCGGGCCTGTGATGTTCAGCGCGAACGTCCACCCGCTTTCGTCGCGGTGGTAGAAGTTGCCATTGTTCAGATCGACGTAGCCGTTGCCCTCCGAGCCGATGAGATTGGTCGGCGCTCCATATCCGCTGAGGAAGTCCACCGTGTCTCCGATGCCTTTGTAGCCCGCTGCATTGCCGAGTTCTTCGACATCGGTGACGAGGAATGTGCCGGGCGGCAGGCCGTCGTAATCGGCCTGCGTGACGGCATACTCCGTCCACGACGGCGGCACGTCACTGCCTGGCGATTGCTCGCGCAGCGCCCATGTGCCGTTGCCGTTGTAGCCACCGGATGTGGGCAACAAGCCGAGCGTGCTGCTCGTGATGGTGACCACGTTGCCCGTCGCGCTGGCGGTGCAAGTCAGTCCGCCGGAGTTGATCGCAGATGAGAGAGCAGAGGCGGCGTCCTCTTTCGTCGCCCCGGCATTACCGAGCGAGCACCATGCGGTCGCGTTGTTCTCGTCGGTCAAGCCCAGCTCGTAATAGGTCGCGTTCGCTCCCTCCTGCGTGACCGCGAGCGTGGCGTCGGCCTGATTGTCGAGGCCGCCCGCATCGAGAGCCCATGCGCTGCCGAGTGCGCCGGGGCTGGAGCTGGTGATGGTGACCACCGCGCCGGTCGCGGTGGCGATGCAATTCAGGCCAGCACCCGTGATGGCAGCCGCAAGCGCCGTGGCCGCGTCCGCAGCGGTCGCGCCGACCGCGCCGAAGTCCACGAGCGCTTGGTTGGAATACTCGTCGCGGAAGGCGATGCCGTAACCGCCCGCGCCGGAAGGGACAGAAGCATTGAACGTGACGGTGGCGATGCGAGTCGCGAGCGTGTCCGGCAGGTTCGCCGGGAAAGTGACGGTGGCGACACGGGGCAGCGAGTCGCCAGTCTGCGCGATGATGTCGCCGAGCTTCCAGCCGGTGTGGCCGGCGGTGAAGCGGTTTGGCACGCTGCGGGTGTCGGTCGGCGAAAGCCCGGCGGCGCTGAGGGCGGCGAGCACGGCGGCGCTGTTGCCGGCGAGCGTGTTGTTTGCGAGGTTGACTTTGATGGAAGCGGTCTTCGGCATGGGTGAGATGGGTTAGCTGGCTTGCTTCCAGACGCGGGCGTTTGTGCCGGCGTTGTAGTCGTCCGGGCGAATGACGGCGGGGCTGGCTTCGGCGTCGGTGCCGGCGACGAGCTCGAAGACGACGAAGCCGTCGGTCGGGTGGATGAACCAGACGACTTGGCCGGTGGCGATGGCTCCGCTGGCGGTGGCGATGCCGTCGAGGTTGCCGCTGCCGCCGATGTAGCCGGTGACGCCCGTCGCGCGGATCGGCACTTCGAGGGAGCTGATGACTGTGAGGCCGCTCGGCGTGGTGGTCTGGCCGCTGCGATAGAGTGAGTTGTCGAGGCCGAGCTGGAACTTCTTGCAGATCTGTCGCTGGCTGCTGACGACGTAGGAGAACTCGGCGTTCAGCGTGACGCTCGCGATGTCCGCCAGCGCGCCCGCATTGCCGCCGATGGCGAGGAGCTGCAGCGCGAAGCCGGTGCCGAGCGGGTCGTGCTGTCCGCAGGCGACGACGGTGCTCTTGGTGAGGGTCACGTTTGCGCCGCTGCGCGTTGCGGTGAAGCCGCTGCTGGCGGTCGTGGCATTGATGCGCGCGGTGAGTGCGGTGGCGACGGCCGTGTCGGCGTCGTTCGCGGCGATGGTCACGGTGTCTTGGAAGTTGCCGGTGCCTGGAACGGTGGCCACGCCGGTCGCGGTGTAGAAGTCGAAGTAGATGAAGTGCGTGGCGTCTATCGCGATCTTTAGCGTCGCGCCATCGAGTGAGCCGTCCACGTCGGCGACGCATTGCACGAGGAGCTTCTCCTTGGCGGTGCGGACTGAGACGCCGAGGAGCTTCGCGAGTTCGAGACGGGCGAGGTCGAGAGTGCCGGTGTACCAGACGAGGGAATCGCCGAGGTCGGTGCGTTTCGTCCACGTCACGCAGCTCGTGAGGGCCGGGCCGTCGAAGTCGCGCGCGCCGTCGGTCGTGATCTGCTTGAGGATGAGTGCGCCGTTGATCGTGCTGCCGAGGTCGGCGTTCACCTGGTCGCCGGTGGCTGCGAGGAAGCCGAGCTTCCATGCGTCGCCAGCGCCCCACGGGGCGTTCACGGCGGAGGCTCCGCCGCGGGCGGGGTTGCCGATGTCGCCCTGTGACCGGCCCGAGGTGAGTGCGCCGGTTTGCTGTTGAACGAAGAAGGTCCGCATCGTGGGCGTGGGGGTGTCAACTGTTCGCGGGCGGGGGAGGGGTTAACCGCGGCGGTCGCGGCGGTCGCGGCGGAATTCGGGAGCGCCGCGCTCGCCGCGTTCGCCGCGGTAATCTTCCAAGTGAAGAGCGAACGCCCAACGCCCAACGCCCAACGTCCAACGCCCAAGGTCAGAAGCGGAGGGGCGGGCTTTACTCGCCGATGCACCCTTGCGTGGCGTAGGCGCGGAGCGGATGGTCACCATCGAATTCGACGATGGTGACGGCTTCATCGCCTGACGGTTCCGCGAAGTCGATCCAGTCGGACCATGCTTCGGTGTCGTCAGGCGCGACGGCGAGATCGAAAGTCTGCTCTGCACCGATGGTGCTGCCGAGTGTGCGTTCGCCGGAGGCATCGAGCGGTTCCGTGCGGACGTAGTAGGAGATCGTGACAGTGGGGCCGTCGATCGTGCGCCACGGCGGATTCACGCCGTTCTTCCATCCGAACTTCAAGGCCATCTTCGCGCGGGCGATGTAGAGGTCCGGGCTTGTGGCCGCGCCGGTGAAATGCTGCGCGCCGACGTACCAGTCGGGGCCGAACGGCATGCCCGACCCGCCGACTGAATGAATCTCAGCGCCGGGCGTCAGCGCGGCGAAGTTCCAGACGACTATCCAGTAGCCTTCGCCGAGGTCGGCGGGATCGGTGGCGTCGAAGAGCGACTCCATCGCGGCGAGCCTCGCCACTTCGGCGGCATCCCCGGGATCATACTCGAACGGGTAAGTGCTGCCCAAGGCGAGGATCGCCTGCTTGATGGCCACGCCCTCCGGACAGCACTCGCTTCGGGCGGGGAAGACAGACCAGGAGCTATCCAGGTCGCCGGGCGGCGTGAATGACACGTCGAAGCCCATGCGCGACTAAGCGGCGGAGCGTTCCCAGACGACGTTGAGCGTCTTCGTCGAGCAGGTGTAGTCGCTGACGATGATGCTCACGGTCTGATCGCCTTTCTTGTAGGGCACGATCGTGAGGTTGAAGTCCGCATCGGTGACGAGGCGGGCCATCCTGCGCCAGGCGTAGGGCGGCGGAGCGCCGGTCTCCGGGTCGCCGGCCTCGGTCACATAGGAGCCCGGGTCGTCGGTGAGAAAGAGTCTGCGTGCGGTGACGGTGCCGACGGGCACGCCGTAGCTGCCCGGGGAGAGCGCGGCCTCGAGCATGAGATACTTCGTGACGCTGGCATCGAGCTGGAAGCTCCACCATCCCTCCGGCGAGTCGCCGAGGTTGTCTTCGATGTCTGGCAGCTCCTCGTTCAGATTGCCCTCGTGAACGTCGAACAGCGCGCCATCCGGCTCCGGGGTTTCGCCCTCCGTCATGTGGTAGCCCATGTCGCGGCACTCGAAGGGGACGTAGGTGCGCGCGGCAGGGCCCAACGGCGCGGGCGCGGGCGGGACGAGGAGCATCGTGTGGCCGGGGCGGTGCAGTGCTTGGAGCTGTCCGCCGACGGGCGGGAAGTTGGCGGCGCTGTGCTTGAAGCGGTTCATGGTTGCTCGAATCCCTCGCGGTTCATGGTTGCTCGAATCCCTCGCGGTTCATGGCAGCTATTCCGTCTCGATGTCGTACGCGACTTCGTTCCAGCCGGTCTCGCTGCCGACGTATTCCTGAGTCATTTTCCAGACGGTGAGCGAGTTCACGCCGCCGACTCGCGCGGCGCTTGGGGCGCTGCGCAGCCAGTTCTTCACGCCGCTATTGTTGACCGCTCCGGAGGGCTTCTCGACGATGACGGACTTGAACGGGAAGCTCGGGTCTTTCCACGAATACCACGTCGCGCGGAGCACGGGCGTGTTGCGCTCGTAGAAGCGCATCGGGCGCAGGCTGGCCGGTGCGCTTGGACCGAGGAAGCCGAGGAAGCCGGTGATCTTGTTGCCGGACTGCGTGACGCTGAAGCGGGCTCCGTTTGCGCCTTCCGCGAAGCCGCTGCCTGCGCCGCCGAGCGCGGTGATGCTGCCTTCAGTGCCGGCCATTTCCGACGTGAAGAACTTGGGATGCGCCTCGATCGGGATCATCTCCTTGCTCGGCATGGGGATGACGATGCGTTGCGTGTCCACGCGTCCTTCGGTGCCGATGCAGTCGAATGTCGCGAGGACTTTCTGCAGACGGCCGTAGCGAAGGCGCATGCCGTAGAGCATCACGTCGTCCGTCTGCGGATGCGGACCGCCCATGAGGTATCTGAGATTGGCCTCGTTCTGCAGATCGGTCTCGACGACGAGCGTGCCTTCGATGAGGCCGTCGTCGTGAAAGATGAGTTCGCTGTCCGGCTGGACAGAGTAGCCGCCTGGGAGTTCGCCGAATTTGCGGATGGCCATGGTCAGCGCTCCTTGTCGAAGTTGTCCACGCTCACGGGGCGCGCGGCGGGATAGACGCCGGCGGGCATGTTTGGCCCTTCGCCCTTGGCGATGTGGCCGGGGGTGAAGAAGAAGTCGCCGCCGGGGCCGAGGATGCGGTCGCGGATCTCCTTGAGGTAGTTCGTGCTCTCCGTGATCTTCATCTCCATGCCGCCGAAGGTCGCCATCGGACCGCCGCCGCCCATCTCGGCGATGTGACCGGCCTTCACGGTGAGGTTGGACGGCGCGTTCAGCTCCTTGCCGATGGACATGATCTCGGACTCCATGCCCTTGCCCTTCATGAGCAGATCGAATGCTTTCTTCGGATCCTTCTCGGCGGTCGCGGCAGTGAGGATGCGCAGTCGCTCGCCGGTGAGCGCCTTCAGCTTCTCATCGAGGCTCACTTGCAAGAGCTGAGAGTTGCGGAAGTCCATCTCGTGCTGGCGCTCTGCCATTGCGGCGCGTTCGCTTGCGTTGCCGAACATCTTCTCCGTCGTGCCGGTGCCGGTGAGCGCCTTGTTTCCGCCCCCCATCGCGGTCACGGCGCTCTTCACGGTCGTGAGGGGATTGGTGAATGCGGCGCGCTCCGGGTGCGCTGCGAGTTCCTTCTCGGCCTCTTCTTTCGCGATGCGCTTGCCCCGTGCGCTCATCGGATCATAGCCGGTGAGGCCAAAGCTGAGTTTGTCCGCGAGCCAGTTCGCGGTGTCCACGAGCTGCACCACGCCTTCGATGGAGTTCGCGAGGACGGACGTGGCGCCTTGCTTGGCGGTTCGTCCCACGCTCTCCGCATTGAGGATCTGCTCCGCCGCGCCGGAGTTCGCCATCGCAGCGCGCGCGGCGGTTTCATCGGCCACCTTGGCTTCCTTGGCCTCGTCGAGCTTGGCGAGCGTGTCGTCGCCAATGACCTTGGTGTCGCTCATGTCCCGCGCGAGTGTGTCGCGATCGCGTCCGAGGAGCTTCAGCACGCTGCGATTCTTCGTGCCCATCACTTCGAGGAATTGCAGCGCGACGTCGCTGGCGGCTCCATTCTTCGAGAGTTCTTTGAAGGCGTCCGAGAGCGTGAGCACCTGTTCGGTGAGCGACTGCGCGGCGAACGCCTTCTCATCAATGCCGAGGTTCGCGAATGCTTCCTTCGCGTTCGGATCGCCGGCGACGGCCTCGCCTGCGAGCGTGCGCAGCTTCAGCATTGCCTTGAGCGTCTCGCCGCTGTCGGCGTCGGCTCGCTTCATCGCGTAGGAGAAGCGCTGTGCCTCGTCGGCGCTCACGCCGAGGGATGCCTGCACGTCTTCGAGTTCGTCCTTGAACTGCTTGATGTCCTCGATGCCGTCGCGCAGCGCGTCGAATGCTTTCTCGAACAGACGCTCCGCGCCCATGCCTGCGGCGATCTTCGTGCCGAGGCCGCCCAGGTGCGTGGCGAATCCGTTCACCTTCGCGCGCATGGAGTCGAGGCCGGACTCGAAGCCCTTCGGGTTCGCATTGATGTCGATCGTTACGGCCATCAGCGTTTCCTCCGTTTGTCGGGCTTCGGTTCGCGCGGCTTGGGCTTGCCCTGCCACATGCCTTTGCTGCGCACCCACGCGTCGGCGGCTGTCTTGCCGCGCTCGGCGAGGACGCGCTGGTAGTCGCGCCGGCGTGCGAGCCAGCGGTCGGCGAAGGCGGTGCCGTGCAGCTTCACGACGAGGGCGTACTGTTCCTGCTCGGAGAACTTCGAGATGTCGGGACGCTCGGCTGCCTTCTTCATCGCGGCGGCGAGTTCGGGCGTCATGAAGGACGTGCCGCATCCGTCCTGCTCAGCGATTGCGGCTGCGTAGAAGCGCAGCAGGCAGAGTGGCATCGCGTAGATGCGCTCTTCGGTGAAGCTGCCGGTGCGCAGCAGTCGCACGGCCATCGTGAGGGCAAAGGGTGCGGTGAGGGAGCGACCGCCGCCGTCGGTGCTGTTCAGCAGCTCGGGGCCGGACTGGCAGCGGATCCACCACGGGACGAACTGTTCATTGAGCGCCTGCTCGATGGGGCTTGGCTGGCCGGCGAACTTCGCGGCCGTGTGCGCGGTGAGCAGCAGCTCCTCCTCGGGAGTCGGCGAGAAATCAATCTCCGCGGTGAAGGGCCAGCGGGCATCGCGCAGGATGCGGATGGCGGCGAAGAAGTCCGGGATGCCGATCTCGAAGTCGGCGTTGCCGAGCTGGAGGAGCGGCGAGCCGAGTGCCTGGAGATAGATGAGATGGCCGAGGCAGACGGGTTGCAGTCGCGTAAAAGGCTCGATCGCCTCACGCGATCCGCCGCGTGGCGAGTCCGCGAGCTTTACGCGGAAGTCTAGCGCGAGCGGAGCGGCGAACCATGCCTGGTTCCAGCGCTCAAAGGGGTCTTGGAAGTCGGGTGCGTCAGACACATCACTCGACGGGGCTGTGCGGCGCAGGCGCGGGTTCCTCGGCAGGGAGTGTGGCGGCGAGGCGATCGGCTTCGGCGGTCAGCGAGGCAGAGCGCGCGGGGTTGTCCGCGAGGCACATCTTTGCGCGATGGCGCAGACTCTTGAGGGTCTCCTTGCGAGAGGCGAGCTGTTGCGGAGTGAGGGCGGGAGTGGGCATGGCTTAGGCGGTGTAGTCGATGTTCTCCGACTTCTCGACGGACAGCTCGACGATGTTGAAGCCGCGATTGGAGAACTTCCGGCCCACGCGAGTGACGAGATACGTCTCGCCGTCCCAGTTCGAGAACGTATCGAACGGCTCCGGCGGGGTGAACGCATCGCGGATGATGAGCGTGACCGTTCCAGTGGTCGTGAGGTCGTCGCCGCGGTTCTGGATCTTGTTGCCCATCTCATCCAGCACGGAGGCGACGTTGGCGCAAACATCCTCGAAGTTGGTATCCGTGATCGTGGCTTCGGAGATAGTCCCGTTGATGCCGAAGAGATGGATTGTGCCGTAGTCCTGCATGAGCGGCGTGGGGTGTCAAAGGGCGGGCGGGATGAAACCGCGGCGGGCGCGGCGGGCGCGGCGGAGACGGTGGTGCTGCCATCCCGCTTCGCCGCGTTCGCCGCGTTCGCCGCGGTTCATTCGGATGCGGGGTCGCCGTTCTGGGCGATGATCTCCAGGGCGAACTGGGCGAGGCGGGCCTTGTCCTTCATGCCGACGGAATCCTCGACTTCGGAGACGGCGAAGATGGCGAGGCCGGACGCGGGGTGCAGTGTGCCGCCGGGGTTCAGATCGGTTCGCAGGCCGCGGTAGCTTGCGCGCTCGGGCGTGCGGTCGGCATCGAGGGCGGCTCCGGAGGCGAGCAAGTCCTGCAGTTGGCCGCACCACAGCGCGGCCGTGGTGTGGAAGTCGAGCGACTGATGCACGCGGAAGGTGAACTCGACTTGCGCGACCTTGGGCAGTCCGGAGCCGACGACTTCGCTGAACTGCGGATGCGTGTTCGCGGAACGGCAGAGGATGGAGAGCCAGGGCACGTCGGGCACGCCGGGCTCGTGTGCGCCGATGATGGTCAGCTCGGGGACGAAGAGCGCGCCGCGTTTGGCGCGCAGCCACTTGGCGAGCGCGGCTTCCAGCTTGATCGGGAGCGGGGCGGCGAGCGTGGTGTAGTCGGGCATGTTTGCGGGGGCGCGTCAAAGTGTGGCCCGGGGAGCTTCACGGCTCGCGGCTGTGATTGGTGACTGGTGAGAAGTGACTGGTGAGAAGTGACTGGTGAAAGCACGCCAGCGTCAGCGCAGTCTCATCCCGCGTTTGTCGAGGAAGAAGGCGGTGCGCTTGGCGAAGGCGGCGGCCTGACGGTTCACGGCTTCCTGGATGCGGCGCTGGTAGCCTCGCACGTCGTCTGCGTAGCCGACGGTATTCGTGGCTTTGATTGAGAACTTGTCCGGCCCCATCTCGATGCTGATGCCGCCGGACTGCGACTCGAAGCGGTCCATGAACTTCGGCATCTTCACCTTGAGCTTGGAGGCCGCGGCGCTCCATCCGTGGCCGAGCCAGCCGACGTGCGTCTTGATCTCGGCGGCGTACGCTTTGAAGTCCGCGGGCGAGACGATGGCGAATTCCAGACCCGAGAGCTGCGCCTTCGTCATGCCGGTCTTCAGCGACTCGGCGTGATCGAAGTTGAGCTGTCCGCCTTCGCCGCCGCCGCGGACTCGGCCCTTGCTGTTCTTCTTGCCCTTGTGAAAGGAGCGCATCTGCTCGCGCGACATGACGCGCACCATCACGGTGCCGATGCTCTTCTGCCCCTTGTGCGCGAAGTCGCGAGCCTGCGTGCCGTCCGGGTTCGCGTGCAGGAACTTCTTCATGAAGCCCGCGCTCGCGGGAAAGAAGATGCGGTAGAGGTCGGACATGATTGCGGCCTCGCCCTGCTTGCGCGCCTGTACCCCGCCGATGGTCGTGCTCATCGTGCCGGTGAGTTCCTGTCCGTCGGCTCCGATCCCGGACACGTCGCGCTGCTCGATGCGATTCGGCGGCGTGATGGCGATGACGTTGCGGATCACGCCACGGCCGGCGAGCAGCAGGTTCTCGCCGAAGTCCTTCTTCGAGGTCGCTTGGAACTCACGCAGCGCGTCGAAGAGCGCCTTCGTGTTCACGGTGAATTGCGGCGCGACGGGCATGTGAGAGCGGGAGCGTCAATGCGGTCGCGGCGCGGTGAGTCTGACCACTCACTTCTCACCAGTCACCAGTCACGCTCCCGGCTGCGCGATGTCCTGCGAGTCGAGGGCGAGCGTGTAGTCTTGCTCGTCTTCGGAGAGGGTGCCGCTGATGACGTAGTTCACGCCGTCGCGGGTGACGAGCTGGTCGAGCTTGGGCGGATTTGTGAGGCGCGATTTGCGGACGATGATCGTGGCGGTGATGCCGACGATGCGGCCCTGCACCTCGGCCTCCTCGCGCTTGCTCATGGCGTTCCAGTCCACCTTGACCGGTGCGGGCTCGCCGTCGAATTCGCAGAGCTTCGTGCCGAAGACTTCCTCGGCGTCGTCGCGGGAGGCGGACATGAAGTCGTCGAAGTCGCTCATGTGGGGCGGGAGTTGTCAGTGCTCAGTGCTCAGTGCGCAGTGCGCAGTGCGCAGTGCTCAGTCAGAGCGTGAGCCGGATGCCGAAGGCGACGAGTGCGACCACGCAGACGGCGGTGAGCGCGGCGGTCATTTCTTCGCGGGCTTGGGGAGGCCGAGGATGTATGCCTTGCGGGCGCCAGTGGGCTGCTCGACCAGGGCGAGAAGGTTGCGCTTTGCGGCAGCGGCAAGCGCGGTGTCCACGCGGTCGAGGAATCCGGTGCGCGGCTTGTAGGCGACGTCTCGCTCGAACAGGTCGCTGAACGCGTCGCCGCAGATCTCGCGGGCCTTCTTTCCGCCGTCCTCGTCGAGATGCACATACTTCACGCCAGGCTCGCCCGCGGCCACGACGGTGAGGACGTGATCGGGGTCATCGCCGGAATGCATGCCAGCGCCGGTGGCGATGAGCGCGGCTTCGAGCTGCGCGATCTCGCCGTCGAGGTGATTGCGCTGGCGGTTCAGTTCCCACAGCGCATCCACGAGCTGCGAGGCGCGCGGGGCGGAAAGCGGGGGGTTGTCGGCAGGAGCGGGAGCGGGATTCTTGGGCATGGGTCAGAGTGGCGAGGGAGGGTGAAACCACACGGGCCGGACCTCCCCCGAAGTCCGGCCCGCGACACTCATGAAAGGAATGTGAGAGGCTTAGCCGAGGAGCAGCGCGAGGTGCTCGGGCTTGATCACGCTGACACCCCACGCGAGCGAGATGTGGTAAGTGACCATGCGGAAGCCGGGATAGACCGCGATCTCGAAGGCGAGGCCGCTGCGCGGGTCAACGATCGTGGTGCGGTCGATCGCCATGTCGCCTTCTTTCGGCAGTGCCGGAACGCGCAGTTGCGTGCGCTCGTGGCGTTGACTGTGACAGCGTCGTTGTTGGCGACCGCGGCGCGGAGACCGGGAGCGGCGATGGTGACCACGTTCGCGGCGAGCGCGGTGGCGACCACATACTTGTGATTGCCGATCGTGATGACATCGCCGGCCAGGATGGTGCCGGTGCCGGTGTCCAGCGTGAGCGCGGTGGCTCCGATGGCGTAGCCGCCAGCTTCGTTGATGAGATAGTTGGCACCTGTGCCTGCCGTGGTGTTTACGACCTGCGCGGATTCCTTGATGGAGAGTCCGTTGAGATTGAGCAGCTCGCCGTCGCGAAGCGTCATCGCGGTGCCCGCCTCGTTCACCTTCGTGAGCTGGCTGAGTGTGCGGAGCGCGGCGCCCATCGCGGTGTTGCCGACGAGCGAGCGCTCGCTGCCGGGTGCGCCGTTGTCGTCGAGAATCTTGCGGATCTGCGCGGTCTCGCCGGTGTTCGTGCCGAAGGGCGTGGTGCCTGCCGTGCCGTATGCGCGGGATGCGCCGAGCGCGGCGGCGGTGGCGATGTCGGTCTCGACCTCATTTACCGCGGCGCGGATGGCCTGTGCGATCTGATCCTGCTGGATGTTCAGGGCACCGGGGCCGGCATCGAGGCCTGCCACGTCCTCGCCCGTCCACGAGAACGGGAACGCGCGGGACTTCTGGATCGTGAAGCTCTTGTTCAGGATGGCCTGATACGCCGCCGCGGGGATCGCCATCGCGGGCGTGATGTCCATGCCGGCGCTATTGATCGGCGCTGCAGCACTGCGGAAGGTCTGGCCGATGGCGACGCGGTCGGCGGACGGGTCGCGCATGACGGAAGGGATGAAGCCCACGAGTTCGCGGGAGACAACGTCGAGCGCCTTGTAGGCGTCGGGGATCAGATTGGTGAGCGTGTTGGGCATGGTGTGTTAGTCGGTTGGTGCTGCGGTTGAGATTCGTGAGCGTGTCAGTTCGCGGGGTCTTCGATGACGGTGCCGTTCGCGCGCTGGAATGACTGGCGTTGCTCGTGCGTGAGCGCCTCGCATTGCGAGCGCGTGAGGATGGCCGGGTCCGGGACTTTCCAGTCGGCGGAAGGATTCGCAGCCACGCCGGAAAGATGTTCCGTGAGCTTCGTGTTCTCGGCGTTCGCTTCGGCAAGCTGCGCGGTGAGTTGCGCATTCTCGGCGTTCGCTTTGTCGAGTGCGGCTTGCAGTTCAGCTTTGGTGAGGTCGGCCATGTTCGTCGGGAACTGTCAAAGTCTGCGCGTCAGTCAGTGAGCTTGCCGCCGTCTTTGCAGAACTTGGACTGCATGGCGGGCGTCATGCGCTCGAAGTCGGCGCGGGCAAGTGTCTTTGCGGTGCCGTCGGGCAGTGTGCCAGGAGGCGGGAGTTTCGCGGGCGGGGCGCTGCCAAAGCGTGCGGCCTGCTCGCGAAGTTCGGCGGCTTCCTTGCGCGCGGCGTCGCGGGCGAGTTCGGCTGCGGCCTTGGCCTTCTCGGCCTCGGCCTTCGCGGTGTTGGCGCTGGCAAGGTCGGCTTCGAGCTTCGTCTTCAGTCCGGCGAGTTCGCCATTCGACTTCGCGAGATCGTCGCGTTCCTTCGCGAGTGCGGTGCGGAAGGTCTCGGCCTCGGTCTTTGCGAGCGCGCTTTCTTCGCGGAGCTTGGCGAGCGCGGTGACGGGATCTTCGGGAGGCTCGGGCGGCGCGACGGGCGGCGCGACGGGCGGCACCACTGGCGGCGCGACGGGCGGTGCAGGAGGTTCGACGGGCGGCGGGGCGACGGGCGGGACGGGTTCCATTCGAGTGCGCGGCGATGTCAATCAGCAGCCGGCTCGCCGTCCGCAGGATCGGGCAATGCAGTCGGCGGGTCTGACGGTTCCTGCGGCTCGCCGTTGCCGCTCTGTGCGGAGCCGGGCGGGAGCGGACGCCAGCGCGCGAGGAGCTGCTCGATCGTCTCCTCGTCGAGTTTGCGGTCGATGCACATCTGGCGGAACTCGATGAACTCCTCGATCCACTGCGCGGTCTCGCACTTCCAGTCCTCGCCGACTTCGGCGTAGAGGCCGCGGAGATTCGCGAGGCCGTTGTGAAGCTGCTCGATGCGCGACTTTGAATCGCGGCCGTTGTCCACGGTGACGCGGCGCGGGAGACGCCATGTGACGAGGTCGGCCCAGTTGCCATTGATGCCGCCGGGAGGCTCGGGCAGCAGGCCGCTGGCGACGCGCCAGCGGATGAAGCGCACAACGAGCGGTTCGATGAAACGGTAGATGAGCGCGTCCGCAGTCTGCTGGAAGAAGAGGTCCGCGCGTGCCAGGACGAAGCGAGTGTTTGCGCCGGAAAGCTTGTTCGGGTTCCAGAAGAATTCGGACGGGACGCCGGTCGCAAGCGAGGCGTCGCGCATCAGAAGGTCTGTGATGAACGGCTCGACGAGCGGCGACGGTGCCTGAGAACTGAGGAGCTTCGCGTCGCCCTCGGCATCGAGGTATGCGATGCCCGCGCCGGCGGCTCCGTAGAGCGATTCGATCTGCGCGGTGTCCTGCGCGGTGCTGCCTTCCTTCCCGGTGCCGGTCGCGGCGCGCGAGAGTGCGCCCATCGCGCCGCGCGTCTTCTTCTTCGGGATGCCCTTGATGACCATGCTCACGAGCTGGTTGACCTTTGCGCTGCGCGTGGTCATCGCCTTCAGCTCGTGGATGTCCACAAGTCCGTTCACCGCCTGCGCGAATGCGCTGCATCCGCGAACCTGTCCCGCTGCGTGCGGCTTGTACCAGTGGAAGCAATTCTCGGCGGGGTGCGGTTCCCAGGCTGCATCCCAGGACTTGCGCCAGTAGTTCAGCGGCTCGTGAAAGTTGCCGACTTCGACGCCGTCGAGGATGATGGCGTCCGCATTCGGGAGCTTGTCGGGCGTGCCCATTTCCGCGCTGTCCCACGCCCAGAAGCACGGTGCGCCGCCGACGGCATCATTCGGGCTCGGCATCCGCGGGTTCTCCACGAAGCTGCCGACGAATTCGCCGCGGATGATGTATTGCTCGACGGCGAAGGTCTGTGCCTCGTAGCCGTTGCGACGGCCGGTGAGGTCGCAGAAGCCGGGCGAGAGAAAGTAGCGCTCGACTGCGGAGCGCGCGGCCTCGTTCCATGTGCGCGAGATCGTATTGAACTGCGCGGAGATGCCCTTGCCGACGCTGTGACGCGCGATGCCGGAGACGGTCTCCTTGACGAATCCGAAGTGCTGCCAGAGCCATTCGGCCTTCTCGTTGATGCGGCGGCGCGAGAACTCGTTGATGTACATCCGCGCGTCTTGCGGCAGATAGAAGCGCACGTTCGCGCGATCGATTCCGGGATTGATCGCGTCGGCGAATGCGGTCTGGCCGGATGGCGGTTGCTGGCGTTTCTTAGAAGCCATTGCGCCCTCCGCTCATGGTGCTGAAGTCCGGGAACGTGATGCCGGTGGGCTCGCTGCCTTCGTCGCCGTCCCAGAAGGTGAGCGCGGCGCGGGCGGCGCGGGCTACGTCGAGATTTGTGCAGACGGTGACGCCGGTGTAGCTCTTGCCGTTCTGCGAGCCGGAATTGACTGCGAGGAGTGCGCCTTTGCCGGCGAGGATCTTGGCCTTGGCGTCGTCGAGCAGCGCGGTGGCGAAGGCGGTATCCTCCGTGGCCTCGAGATCGGCGACGAGGAAGTCGTAGAGTTCTTGGGCGGCGCGCGTCATCGGACGCGCGGGGGTGTCAACAGTTGGGCAGTGCTCAGTGCGCGGTGCTCAGTGTGCAGTCAGCGGAAAGGCCTTTCCGGTGGGTTGGCTGATTTCGTGGCAGTTACGGCGAGATTGAACCGCGGCGGGCGCGGCGGGCGCGGCGGATCCGGTGAAGAACGGTGGCAACCTTCCCGCTTCGCCGCGCTCTCCGCGTTCGCCGCGGTTCATTCGT